GAGGAAAAAAAGCAGATGCTTGCATCAGCTAACACCGCAGATGGTATGGTGTTGTCAACTCCAGCCGAAGCATTCGCAGCTGGCGTGGAAGTGTACACCGTAGATGCTGACGGCAACGAAGTGCCTGCACCTGCGGGTGAATACGCTATGGAAGATGGCTCTATCCTCGTAGTGGGTGAAGGTGGTGTATGCTCAGAAATCAAGCCTATGGAAGAAGAAGTTGAGATGAGCGAAGATGTTACGAAAGTAATTGAATCGCTTGCATCACGTCTTGCCGAAGTAGAAGCTAAACTCACCGCAAGTGAGGAAGCATTAGCAGCAGCAACCGCCAAAGCAACAACCGCCGAAGGACAGGTAACAAATCTCAGCAAGCAGCTTGAAGTGCTTAAAGCCAAGCCTGCCGCACCATCAGCCAAGGACAAAGAAGTGCAACTTTCAAAAGAAGGTGCAAAGGCCGAAAAGACCTACGAGCAAATGTCTTACTCTGAGAAGATCAACTTCAATATGGAGAAACTCCGCAAACAATCAGCCAACTAAAAAACTAACATAAACAATGGCAACAACTACTTCATTAACTACAACCTACGCGGGTAAAGAAGCAGGTAACTACCTTCTTGCCGCCGTGCTTGCTAACTCATCTACTGAGTACGTAACCATTCGACCAAACATCGATTACAAGCAAGTCGTGAAAAAACTCACAACTAACATCACTGCGTTTGCAGCGGCTACTTGTGATTTCACACCAACAAACACCGTTACAATCAACGAGCGCATTTTGACTTTGGAGAAATTCCAAGTTCAGTTGAATATGTGTAAAAAGGATTTCTTGACTGACTGGGATGCTCGCGCTGCTCAGAACGGAAGCCTACCAACAAACTTACAAGAGGCTCTTGTTCAAGAGATGGTGGGTAAAATCGCTCAGATCAACGAGACAGTAATGTGGCAAGGTGTCAATGGTACTACTGGTCAATATGACGGGTTGATCACTTTGATCGATGCCGATAACACCGTGAACTTCGTTTCTTCTCCTGTTGCTTTGACAACCTCAAACATCATCGCGAAGATCGAACTTCTTTTGGCTGCCGTTCCAACTGCCGTTGAAAACTCAGTTGAGAAGCCTTTGTTGTATATGAACAAAAAGACCTTCCACTTATACCGCCAAGCTAACGTAGCAACAGGCAACGGATGGTACACATACAACGGAACAGCAGTAGCACCTACCTTTATGGGTATCTACGATATCGCTATCTGCCCAGGTATGCCTGACAACACGATGATCGTTGCTCAGAAGTCTAACCTATGGTGGGGTACTAACGTTGAATCAGAGTTCAACAATATCCAAGTTGTGGATATGGGCGAATGGGCTGAAGAAAACGTGCGCTTCTCTGCTAAGTTCTTCGCAGGTGCTCAATATGGTTTCGGAAACGAGATCGCAGCATACGGACCTGGTCTATCTTAAACAATAACCCGATAGTGTGGGTGGTAGCAATACTGCCCACACTTTCACAATACCACTCACAATGGCTTGTAATTTTTCAAAAGGATTTACCTTCGATTGTAAAGAGGGTGTTGGTGGTATCAAAGAGATATTCCTTGCACCAACTTCTACATTCGCAACGGGTGTTACCATTGATAGCGTAACAGGTAAAATCGACGGCCTACCAACGGCTACAATTTACCGTTATCAAATCGACACCAAATTAGGCAACTCATCATTCGTTGAAGCGGTTGAATCTGCAAACGGCGGTGTGTTATGGACGCAAACGATCACCACTGTTCTTCAAGGCTTGTCTGCTGACAAACGCAAAGAACTTGATCGTGTATGCCGTTCACGTGCGATCACTGTATTTGTTCGAGATTCAAACGACAATATCTTGATGGCTGGCCGCATTGATGGCCTTGAAGTATCAAGCGGCGACTGGACAACAGGTGCGGCTAAGAGCGACTTCAACGGTTACAACCTCGTGTTCACAGGACAGGAGCGCAACCCAGCGGAACACCTTGAAGCGTTTACATCTGAGCCTTTCGACAACTTCGGAGGCATCACAGTTGATCCACCTTACACCGTGGCTTCATAATGTATCAGTAACTTATTGGAATGGGGCGGGTGTAATTGCCCGCCCTTTTCTTTAACTTTACACCAATGAAATACACCCCAAAACCAAACACCATTCTCTGCATCGGTGGCCGAGAGATAAACCTCGACCTACTATCGCAGGAGAAACTCGCACAACTTCAACCGAAATACCCTCACCTAATCAGAATCAATGATAACGCTAAACGCAAATCAAGCCAATCAGACAGTCCTGCTATCACTGAGGGAGATGCGCCAAGTATTGACTGAAACTTTCACTCATTACTTGCTTGTAATAACCCAAGACGATAACGGTCAAAGTGGTGTGCAGTTAGCACAGGTGCCTACCATAGCATACGAAAATGATCGCATCACTAGCCTAACCGTTACAACCGTAACTCTTACGCAAGGCGGCACATACCGCTACGAGATATACGGCCAAAATAGCGCGTCTAACATTGATCCCGAAAACGCAGCAGTTGTGGGAAGTGTAGCGATAGGCACGATAAAGATGAACGATACAACCCAATACTTCAATGCGCCAAGCATTGATATACCCTTAGATGTAAATGGCTGAGAATAACGAAAATAAACAACCGCAGGTTCAATCTATTGAACTGGCCGTGTATCAACCCGTAGCACCCACGGCGAAAAAAGATCGCAAAGGGTGGATAAGTTTCGGGGATGATAACTTGTACCCCAAATACTTACAGGAACTAAAGAACAGCGCGCCCGTTCACGGTGTGCTTATCCGTTCCATCGTGGCTATGATCGCTGGCAAGGGTTTTAAATCGGATGATCCTACCGTTCAACAAGCTATCGACGCATCTAATTTGAACGATCAGACCGATGCGATGGCCGATGATATCAAAACCTTCGGCGGCGTGTTTCTTGAAGTCATTAACCGCTTAGACCGTACAGGTGTAGCCAAAGTAAATAATCTAGGTTATGCCTCGTGCCGTCTTGCTTCAAATGATGAGGGCGATATTATTGGCGTGTGGTACTGCCGCGATTGGAAGGACACAAAGAAGAATCAGCCAAAGTTGATCTACGCCTACGATGGTGTTGGTATGGAGCAGGGCAAGGGCGTGGTGTTTCTGCACGTTCCTAAACAAGACGACGAATACTACCCATCGCCCGACTATACCTCGTGCATCAACTATGTAGAACTAGAGCGCGAAATCGGTATCTACCACGTCAACAACATTATGAACTCGTTGATGCCGTCATTCATTGTCAACCTTTACAACGGTGAGATTGATCCCGAACAACAACGCGCAATGAAATCATATTGGGAGCGTAACTTGACGGGAGCAAAGAACGCGGGTAAAATTGTAATGACGTTCAATGAATCCGATCGTAAAAGTGTAGAGGTTATTCCTTTCCCGATCAGCGATGCCGATAAGCAGTACCAATTCTTATCACAGGAGGCACTATCCAAAGTAATGATTGGACACCGTGTAACTACTCCCTTGCTTTTTGGTGTACGTGATGTTGGTGGTGGATTTGGAAGCAACAAGGACGAAATGACCGAAGGTTTACGCATCTTCTTAAACCACGTTATTGAGCCTTATCAACGTATTTTGATAAAGGGTATCGAAGATATTTTCGATGCAAAAGGCAAGATCAGCATTGTGCCCAATACTCCTATCTCTCTTGACGAGCCACAACCGCAGCCCAATGTTACGATGGCCGCTGAAAAAAAAAAGTGGAGCCACAACATAAGCGAACAGGATGGAAAGGCGTGGCTTGCATACTTGGCCGATAAAGCAGAGGAAGTAGATGAGGATGAATGGGAACTAATCAGCATTGAAGAAGCGGGCACGAGAGAAGAAGAAATAGCGCAGCTGCAAAAGTACGCCAACATTCAACTATCGGTGGAGCAATACGCCAATGGTGATGAGAAATCAAAATGGGGTGATGCTGGACTGTATAAACTCCGCTTTGCGTACTCCCAAAACATCAGCGACGACACCCGCGAATTTTGTCGAGAGATGGTGAACCTATCACTTGCAGGTAAAGTATTCAGATATGAAGATATTGAGCAGATGGGATATGACGGCGTTAACGATCAGTTTGCTCCCGAAGGTCAAAGCACCTACGATATATTTGAATGGAAGGGCGGGGCGTTTTGCCATCACAAGTGGGTGCGACTTATCTACTTTAGAAAGAAAGAAAAAGGGCGTTTCCTTCCAAACAATGGATTGAACAACGATAAGCGCGTGGGCAACGTTCCATACGTACCGAAAAAAGGCAAAGAAAGTGTTGCGCCGATAGACACACCAACACGTGGATCAATTAAATACGCATAACAAATGGCAATAGAAGCACAAGTATTACTCGTTACGGCTGAATATGTGAAGAAGTACACGCATCTTAACGATGCCGTGGATCAGAACCTTATTCACCCGTCTATCTACGCAGCACAGGATATGTATATCGAATCCGTTATAGGAACCGATCTTATCGTAAAGATCAAAGAAGATACCGCCGATAGTTCAATTAGTGGCAACTATGAAACGTTACGCGATAAGTATATTCGTCCTGCCCTTGCTTGGTGGGTAATGGTTGACCTATTGCCGCACCTTGCGTACAAAATGGACAACGGGAACTTAGTTCAACGTACATCAGAGGACACATCGCCCATCGACGATGCCCGAATGAAGGACTTGAAAGACCAAGCGATCAACAAGGCAAGGCACTACACCCAACGTCTGAGCGACTATCTATGCGCTAAGAGTTCACTGTTCCCAGAGTTCAGCAGCAACACTGAGGAAAAAATATCTCCAGTGCTTCAACCTCGTGGGCGTAGCAGTGTTTTATTTAGCGATGGAAATACCGCGATGAGTAAGACACAAAATGATGGCACAATTAGACTTTCTCAATTACCTTTGTAACGATGGGCAAAGAACAAAAGCAGCAAAAGTTTAAAGAACTCCTTGAGCTTCGCAAATACGAAAGACAACAACTCGAAAAACAAAAGCAAAATGGCAACAACAACACTCAGAGAAAATGACCTATTCAGCATCGCACAAATTGGAAGCGATGAGTACTTCATTGAAGGTGCTACATACGGCACCAAGTGGAACGACGAAACAGGATCAAGCGTTGATCCCGATATTGAGGACTACATCCAGGAGGAGGAGGAGCAAATCGACTATTCAAGCACTGAATATATCCTTGATGATCTAGGCAACTTCGGCTGGAAGCTGATCGGTGGACGTCCTAAAAAAGCCCGCCGTCGATGAAAGCCTTAACGGTACTTGCATCGGTACTTATCGCTATGGCCTTGTGGTTGCTTGGGTACACCCTCGCGCCACTCGGCTATGACGATGTGTATTTCATAGCAGATGCCGCCGCGAAAACTCTCCTATTGTTTGCATTCTACCGATTCGTTGACAAATCACTATTATTACTCAAATCCGTATTACTCGTGTTAACGTTCGCCTCTCTATCAAACCTGTTCGATGAAGTTTTTTTTGATCCGTGTTCTCTCCAAGTCAACGAATATGTGTTCATTTTGATAGTAATGCTAATAACGTATCGGTATGCCAAACTCTCAAATCGACTTGATAGGTGAAATCGCCGCTTTTTTTTCCAAAAGCAGCGCATATCTCCTGTCTATATTTATGGGGCTAATGGGAACAATAGGCTTTGATCTTATGGTGAATAAGCGATATAGCTGGAAGCAACGCCTGGGCGTGCTTATGGTGTCAATTTTCTTTGGTGCTATGGGTAGCCTTGTGTGTGAATACCACGACTTTGGTGTTCTTAAATACTTGATACCATCACTCTCAACGATGTTCGGCCAATACATCGCGCTATACGTCCATAAGAACTACAAACACATCGGCGATACGCTGATCTACTTCTTTACCAAAAAACCACAAAAATAATGAGCGATAAAAAGAAATTTAAGGACACTGCCGTCGGTAGGTTCATTCACGAAAAGGTTAAGCCCGTAGCGGGTGATGTACTCGAATTCGTGGGCGATGTTACCGGCATCGAAGCCATCGACAAGGTAGGTGAGTTCATAAACAAGAAAGCCGACGAGGATGCACAGTTCAGAGCGTTGCAAATCGAGTTAGAGGAAAAACGCGCACAGTGGGAACTTGAATTCAGAAAGCTGGAGATTGAGGAACTCAGAATCCAATTAGCCGACACGCAAAGCGCACGTTCACGCGAGGTTGAATATATGAAGTCAAGCGGCGGCAAACGCGATTGGCTAATGGGTTCAGCGGTGATCGTTGCGCTTGTAATGTACGTTGGCGGCTTCGCGTTCCTTGCATACGGCCCGACTGTTCCACAGGAGAAAAAAGACCTGTTCAATATGGGCGTAGGCCAAGTATTCACATTTGCAGGTATGGTGTTTAGTTACTACCTCGGCACAACTCGCAGCAGCAGACAAAAAGACGATATCATCAAAAACGTGGTGCGATGAAACGTGTGCAAATCAGCGATAACTTTTACCTCGATGAATTTATCGATCCGTCAACGTATGCTGCACGGGGCTCACGGGCTATTGAGTTAATCGATATGCGCATCGTATTCGCTTGTCAGTACATACGCGATCATTTAGGCGCGGTAACGGTGAATAATTGGGCAAGTGGTGGACAATATCGACTTTCGGGATTGCGCCCATTTAACACAACCACAGGCGCGAAATTCAGCCAACATAAATACGGGCGTGCGGCTGATATCAAAGTCGCTGGTAAAACACCTGCCGAAGTTCACGAGTTCATTAAGGCTAATGCTCAGTACTTCATCGAGCGTCAATGGATAACCACACTTGAAGAATTACAAGACACGCCAACGTGGACACACATCGACTGCCGATATACTGGCAAGGATCATTTGAACATCGTTAGTGGTAAATAAAAAAGCGGATTTTACACCGCTTTTATTTTTTATGCTTTTACTACTTTGAGGAGGTAAGGCTCAACACTTGCCAAGTTTGATTCTCTATTGTACCAGTCTTGATTAAATCGAAAACCACAAGTTTCAAGTCCGCAGAATTTTCGATAACCATGCTTCATACAGTAGTTTGTAACACTATCCACGCCTCCAGTTGGCACCACAAAATCTCCAATTTCGATCTCCTCATACTTAACAGGAACGAGTTTGCATTTGATGGGGTGTAAATTATCGGCAACTTTTATCCCGCAAAGAAATGGAGCGTCTTCATCAGGGTCTTTTGAAAGTCCTAAACCTTCACTTACCTCTAAGGTAATCCGACCACCCCACTCATAGAACCGTATTTCATCAGGAACATAGAGTATTTCTTCCTGTGGCTGCGGTTCAACGTCCTGTTCTCTTTTACCTCCCAGTGCCTCTACCACTGTAATAATAGTGTCGTTTACCTTTTCAAAGGTGAATACTGCTTTTTCGTTGTTCATTGTGTTATCCTTTGTTTTGTGTGATTGAATCTTCGTAAAGTGGCTTACCTGTAAACGGGCAAAACTTCGCCACAACCATCATTTCTTTAAATGATTGACTAAAACTACTACCTTTCTTTTTTCGGTACATACAAGGTATCATAAGGTGTCTTTCACCGCTTAGAAAAAAAGTCGATGCGTTAAACCTTGCGCTTGGGTCTCCTGTTTTTTCAGCAACGAGTTGTTCTATTTTCTCAATCTCTTGCCAATTCTCTTGAATTTTTACATTTGTTTGCTTTTCACTCATTGTGTTGTTATTGATTAGTTTTTATTGGTTCGCGCTTGTTGTTCTTTGTAAACTTCTTTTTGAATTTCAGAACCCATTATCAAACCTTTTTGATAGGCTTCCTTGTGTACATCATAACGAAAGCAAAAAATAGATGCTAATAAAAGAACAAAAGCAAGTGCGTAAAATGGTCGCTCCATACTAATTGAAAATGGAGAAAAACTAATTGATGTTTTTGCTATGTGTGCGTAAACCACAATAGCTAAAATGGCGTAAAATACGTTTGTCATATTGTTTATTATTTAATTGTTATGCGTTTCGTTGGGGGTTAGGGTTAGTTCTTGCGCCAAAGTTTATCGTGAAATTTTGCCCAATAATCAAATCCTTGTGGCGACGTGAGTGGGCTAAAACCGTCAGCCAACGCTTCGTGTGGGGCATCAAATAATGATTGACCGTTGCACCCATTGTAATTTTCATCATAGTTGTCCATCGCCTGTTGTCGATAAGGCTCAGGAAACATTGAGAACCATTCAAGGCGCGTTCTTTGTGTGTTAGTGTTGCTCATTGGTGGTGGGGGGTTTTTAATACAATCATTCCTAATTGCGGGTGGTACTTTATAGAGCAGTTGTATTCTACTGAAAGTTGGTGAAACTTTTTCAAAAACTCTATTTCTTTCTCCGTTGTAGTGTTCTTATATAAATCAACCAACTGACCTTCTAAACTCGCCTTTCGCAGCCCTATTTCAATTCCGTGTTTTATACCTCTATGCCAAGTTTCACGCATTTCTTGTTGCGTATACTTATTACTTCTAAATAACAACTCAAAGCCACTTGATTTTTCAGTAAACGAAGTGTCGCCACTCATTTCTTCTTGAAAAATGTGTTCTACTCTTAAATCCATCGTATTGTGTGTTTATTATTATGCCGTAAATGTAAACAAATATTTCCACAGTTTGACAAAAGAGCCTAATTTAGAGCCATTCTAAATAAAGGAATACTTGCCGTAGTTGGGCTTCAACTCGAAGTATGCCCGCATCATTAGCATATCCGCATAGTCGGGGCTTATACCGTGGCGAAGTTTCAACTTGTCCTTTGGCGTAACCGCTAACTTTCCATCCTTATCCACATTCTCCCTTCTAATCATATCCAGTTCAGCCGCGACCTTATCCTTATACTCAGCACTCACAAGCATCGTTACCTTGCCCTTTTCAATGAGATCAGCGAGTTTGTAATAGCACTCAGCTTTCAAGTTCATATACTGCGGCTGCGTGGCCTTGCTGCCGTTTTGAAATCCTAAACACTTCATCACGTCCTTTACACCACCACCTATACCATCTTCATCGACCAATACATTTTTCAAGGTTACGTTATGCGCTGCCATCAGTTCACGGATCGCGTCAATCGTTACCGTAATTTCTACACGTGTAAGCGTCCGAATATCAATCAACGAAAGTCCATCCCAAACACCAATCACCGTTCTATCTTGACCAAGTCGGGCAATATCCGCAGTTATCCTCTTTTCACCACTTAACAGTTCATTTCTGAAACATCGAAGCACATCGTCGGTCTTGAACATAATATCGATGCTCTCATCAAAATCCCAATCGCCTTCCAATAATCTCTTGCGCAGTTGTTCGGGAAGCGCGGCAAGTTCTTCCAAATAACTTTCGGGTAGTTTTGGGTTATCCCCAGGAAGTGCGGGTACAAACGCCAAGCGACTGTCTAAAGTACCCTCTACCCACGGTTTGTAAAACTTATTGTAAAGCCATCCCTTCGACGGGTTGCACGTCATAAGGCCTTTAGGCTCTAACCCGTATTCATTCAGCTTGTAACGCAAGCGCGAACGGACAACCGCCACGGCACGTTCGCTTACCTGCGCTACCTCATCGATAAAGAAATCGGTAATTTCCAGCGAACCAAGGCTATCGAAATTAGGATCGGACGGGTACGCGAATAAGTCTTTAAGAATAATCTCGCTACCGTTCGCAAAGTAAATGATATTCGACTGCCCATTGAACGTATAGTGCACTCCGCTTTTTAGACCGTACATAGCCGCAACCTCAAAGAAAGTATTGAGCGTGGTTTTTTTCAGCGTGTCCAGTTTACTCCTACCAATCAACCCACGTGTGTTTGGGTATTTTAATCTCCGTGCAATCTGCCAAGCGCATCCCAAAAAAGATTTACTACCTCCCGCAGCCCCGCCGAACAGGACAACGCGCACGGGCGAATCAACCTTCAAATGTTCCAACGCTCGAAGCTGAACGGGGAAGAATTCAATCTCGTACTTTGATGCACTCATAGACTTGGTTTAGTTGCTGCTTAGTTAACGGCACGTTGTGATGTACTCGCTTGATCTTGTGGTAGGTGTTTAATTCGTCCTTGTACTTTAGCATCACCACATATCCATCCAATCCTACCACCTTACCGATATCTGCAAATAGTTTCTCCGCACCCGTTTCACAGCCTTTCAGTTGATACGGCCTACCTTTAACGGCCTTCATGGCTGCCTTGCTGAATATGTTTACTCCTGGGAGCAAGTCAACTTTATAGCCGAGAGTTACATTCATACTTTCATGGGTAAGTAAGTTATACACCATCAGCGATTGACCGTTACGAACTCCCGCCATAATCACTTCGTTTGGGTTAAGGTGCTCTAACTGCTCAAACACCGACTTAGGCACAAAGTCATCAGCACCCACAAGACAATACCAGTCGCTATCGGTCAAGGCGGCCAAAGAATTATTGAACTTATTACGCAAACTCTCATCTCCTGCGCTTGCAATAGTGCCGTGCATCTGCGGTACTTCTTTGTAAGATACCGTGTTCGATGCGTGGTAAGAGGTGAAGCGAGAGGATATACGCCCCTCGCTGCCACAAACTACAACAGGATAAGCCATAAGCGAGTAATGCTCAATGCACTTGTCATACGCGGGCTGCTCACCTTTACCCTTTAGATATATCGGTATTGCTATTGCTACTCGCATTAAGTTTGTCGATTAGGTGTTGATTAGGCTTGATAGGTTTTGCAGGGCTGCCTACCCATATTTTAAAATGCTCGCCATCGTCAGTCTTAAAAAACGACCCAGCACCAAGCATTGATCCGCGCGGTACGGTTTGCTTTTGGTGAACTGTTGAATTAAGCCCTAACGTGGAATATGCCTCCACTCTCGAATATCCTCCAACCTTTACACCACAGGATAAGGTAACGTTGTTTTGAATAAAACAATCATGCCCAACGTGTGCGCCCTTCATCAATGTACAGTCGTTCTCGATAACCGTTGAAAACTCATTCGGGCCATCTACCGTGTTAAGTCCGTGAAGGATAGTGTGGTGCTCGATAAATACAGGGCCGTTATTGCAAACTCGCAAACGTTTATTGGGGTACTCACACACACCGCCAATAATACAATGTGGGCCAATCTGCACATTTTCTCCTATTCTCACTCCCCCGTAAACAATTGAGGTACGGTGTACGAACGCAGTCGGATGCACAATAGCATCAGGGTGAATATTAATCCACCCTTTTTTAAATAGCCACAGTTTTAGCTTTCTCATAGTTTGTATTTTGTGTCGTTGGTTAATTGGTAAAGTTCAGCAGCGATGGAGCGACCTTCGTCCATTAACCTCTGCTTGTTCGTTTTGTTGTCAGTAAGAACGATAAGTGCGGAAACCTCCAGTAACTCCTCTTTCAGTTCAATAATGCGTGTGTATTCTTTTTGGGTCATTTTAAAAAAGTGTTGGGGCTTCTTTGTTAATTTTACTTTTTGCAAATCCTAATGTTTCAATCTCTTTTTTCGTTATCTTTTCTTCTTCTATCCATTCTTTGGCTTGAAGATAGAATTCTTTTTTTATTTCAAAACCGTATGCTTTGCGGCCTAATCTTTCTGCAGCCACAAGAGTAGATCCGCTTCCAGCGCAAGGATCAATTACAACATCACCCTCATCAGTGAATATTTCAATCAATGTTTTTAATAATTCAACAGGTTTTTGTGTAGGGTGTATTTTCTTACTGTCATTATCTCTAGGCCAGTCAATGCAGTTAAAAATCATTTTACCATTGTTTCTAAACTTCGGTAATTTGTCGCGGTACAAAACAAGACCGTATTCACAATTACCCACAATTTTCATATTTGCTTTCAAAACTTGCGCTGAGAAGTTTTTTCTAAAAACAAGGTTAATATACTTATTCAGTCCGTATCGTTTAGCCAACTCAATAAGATACATTTGTTGGTCAAACGCGCAAAAAACAATCATACAAGGAGCCTCACTCTTTCTTCTTTTTTCATCTCCTTCTGCTTTTTTATCCTTAGGCTCTGCTTTCAACATAGTTGAACAAAAATGCATAAATTCAGCAGGGCGAAAATCCTCATCAGTATCAAAAAAACTTTTCCCAGCTAATTCGCTTTCTCCGTTTGTGTTATCCCCATCCTTGTACCAAGCTGGGTTTGACGCATAGGCGTTATTTCCTAAGTTATACGGAATGTCTGCTATGATTAATTGCGCTTTGGGAATCGCATAGCTTTTGTAATTTTGGAAGTGATCTCTAAAAATCATATTGTGTTTGTTTTTGTGTTTGTTATCTTGTAAGATATTGATAGTAAGCAATAGTTTGTAGTTCGTTGATGCACTTTTGGTCAAAGGCTCGGCGGTCGGTAGCAACCATATCCGATAACTTGCGGTTGGTGATGCCTTCTCGCTTCATCACATTATCCTTTGCGCGTGCTCTCATTTGGCTGATCTGCTCATCGGTGAAGTCCGAATCTTTCACCCGCCCCGTGGCTTGTAACCACTTCATAACTCGAACCGCTCCAAGTGTCCAATGATCGCGGTTCGCTTTCAAATGTTCCTTATCCGCTTCAATGATCTTTAACCAATCTTCGTCCGTTACCTCCTTTGGCGCGTTTTGAGGTAGCAAGGCTCGACTTTCGGTGTCGCTTTGGTATCTTACCATCACTTTACCGCGAACGTCCTTGTATTGGGCTAAAATATCACAAATCGTTTTAGGGGTGAATTCACCGTAACAGTTCACGGGTTTTTCAAATTGTTGCGCAAGGTTCATTGTACAGGCTATTGTGAGTTCATCAACCGTGATGTGTGGATAGCCGAGTGCAAGTACCTGCTGGAACATTTGGAACTGGGTATCTGCAATCGCTTCCTTCGCACCCATAATCGC